TGTGGTCAGCTTAACGTTGGTCTGTACAGAAATGAGACTGTAAAGCTTCGTCGTAAGTCTTACACAACGGGTCGTCTTGTTCCTGTGTTTGAAGATAGAGAATACGATGATCACAGATGGCCAGTACGTCAGCTACCTCCTATTGATCATGAATATGATGATGACTCAGGAATACCTTCACCGCTTTGGAATTCACAAGGGTACTAAATGTTCGGGCATATATTATGGCAGATGTTCAACTGGCCTGCCGGCAATGTTCTGGGTAATCTGATAGCTTCTTTAATATGGGCTTTAGCTACTGCTATACTGCTTCGGATACAGCATAATCAGATGAAGAATCACATAAACACGACTCTTCAGGAGCACCACGATAAGGTTATAGCTCATATAGATAGCAAAATGGACACACCAACTGTAGAAGTAAAGGTAGATCAGGGTGCCTCAGATCAGACCGGACGAGAAGCGCAAGTTATCGTCATGCAAGAAAAATAACTGTGATTGCGGTTGTTTCAAATGCAATCAGAGAACAGATCATTGTTTTAATCATTACAGGGAATGTCACGCAGGATGTCCTAATGGCTAACAGAAATCTTAACCCAGACCAATTCAAGTTTGTTGATGATGCTGATGATTCTACATATCATATCGATGCATTCCATCCTGATGCATATGGTGGGGCTGTTCCTTTCGCTGGTATGACATGGAATAGAAGCAGCGGAGAGATACACAATATCTATGTTGATGATGATTACAGGCGTCAGGGGGTTGCTACCAGAATGTACAAAGAAGCTCACGACTTTCCTACTAAGCCTCTTCATGCTCCTGATAGTCACAGAACAGCTCTAGGAAAGAAATGGTCTAAGTCTGTAGGAGGTGATTCAGTTGAGTAGACTTGATTGGAAGAACGGCAGATTCATGGCTGATGTAGAAACAGACATGATCTACACAGCTATGCAGGGATGGCGCGATGTCTCCGGTGACTGGATTGATTATTTCAGGTTCAACTCTACAGCTACAATTGTTGATCCGATATATGATGAAGCAACGGGAGATGGAAGACTGTACTATCCTGCTGTAAGAATCCCGGTTCTTCATGTTACTTTAATTCCTGGGGAGAACCAGAACTCAGATACAGGATTCTACTACAACGACACACTGTCTATAGACGTAGCTTTCGACCAGTTCACCAGAACTGGAATGGACTATGCTGATGTCCAGCAGGGGAATTATCTTAAGGACAGGATATACTATAACCAGAAAGTTTTCAGGACTGTATCTATGGTTCCCAGAGGAAAGATACAGCAGCGTCCTACTATGATAGGCATAGAAGCTACTCAGCTTAAGCCAGATGAGCTTGTTGATGATGTTCAGTTTATGCCTTGGTCACAGCAAGTTAAGCCAGGATTAACGCCATAATGAATCGAAATCTTCAACCTTTACAATTTTCAGTACACGCTGGCAAGTACGGTATTTCCTACGAACCAGGTTCGAATAATTCTGTTCAGGCGCAGAACCTTGATGAAACAGGAAATCCTTCTGGAAGATGGATAGGGTATCTTAACCATGATGCAGGCGGTACTGTAGGAAATGTTCATGTTCGTGAAGATTACAGGAGACAGGGAATAGCTAGTGCCATGCTGGATTATGCTAAGAAGAAAAACCCTGACTTGTCTTTCGAGCATTCATCCAACCTGACATCTGACGGGGTTTCCTGGGCAAATTCATACGACACAAGAAATAAAGGAAATTAAATGCCTTCACTTTCCCTAGATGTTCCTGAGTTTTGTGGCAACGGGCATGACTTATCTAATCATTTAAAATTTAGAAAAGATAATAGAGCACCGAAGGGGTTTAGGTGGGCTTGCACGGCTTGTGATAGGATTTATAGGATAGCACACAGATTTGGCATAAGTTTAGAACAGCTTGAAGAAATGCTTGTGGAGCAGGATAACAAATGTGCGATTTGTGAGAAACAATTTGGTGAGTCTACAAAAGACAAGCCTTATATAGACCATGACCACTCATGTTGTGCTGGTAACGTGTCCTGTGGTAAATGTATAAGAGGAATCATCTGCATGAAATGCAATACTATGTTAGGAATGGCTGAAGACAACGTGAGCACTTTAACAAACGCTATTACTTACCTAGGAGGAAGACATGCCTAGCCTCCCGATTGACGGACAAACCAACTGGGGAGATCCGTTAAACGCATACATAGCAGCCTTGCAGAATGAGGCTAATTCTACTCAGGCGAATCTGAATACTCACGCTTCTAACACTCCAGCAGATCCGCATGGAGACAGAGCATATGCTCAAGGATTAGTTAACCCCATAATCAACGGTGTTAATCTTCCTAATGGTTTCGTTCAGCTTAATTCTCAGGGGCTTATTCCATCAAGTCTTATTTCTGGTGGTGGCGGAAACAACGTAACCGGAGGAATGTACAGCGGGATATTTGATGCTGTTGCTACTTTCGGCGCAGTGCCAAACAACGGAGCGGACCAGTCAGCACACATACAGAATGCCCTGAATGCGGCTGGTTCAGCCGGTGGGGGTGTTGTGTGGGTTGGCCCTGGTGTTTTCTCTATGGCTAATTACGTAGTCATGCCGTCTAATACATGGCTTATGATGAGTGAGGGAACAACGCTGCAAAGAATACCTGGTTCTCCTAACGCCAAGTATCTTATTTCTAATGTGCAGTTCGGGACATCTAACACACCTTCATCTGATGTGAGAATAACAGGAGGAACATTAGATGCGGTTGGTTCTTCCATGACTTCTCAATGTACTCCGATATTCCTCATACAATCATCAAAGAACAGAATACAAGATGTCTTCATCAATAACGTCTACTCGAATCCGGCGATTGAAATCAATGGATGCACTAATACAATTATTGATAGTTGCTTCTTTGACGGCACAGGATCTAACAACATTTTCTCAGGAGGATCTACGGCTCCTGCGGTCAGAATTAACGTATCTGCTGCTTCTACGACTCCTTCTGGACTTGCTAACACATTCTATAACAACACGGTGTCAACAAACACCAGGGTAATGAACTGCAATACTCAGTCAACAGGATTCTCTTTCGGGTGCTATGGCGCGTTGGTAGGAGACGACTTCTCCAACTCAAATCACAGCAAGAACATTTTCGTTACTGGTTGCTCTACTATGTATGCAAGTTCTCTGGGTAGCGGCGTGGTTTCTAATGGTCAGTTCAGCGGATTAGTAAACGCAAACAACCTATTCGTATAGTTCTGATAAAATAATCTTGTAAGTATTCCACGCGAGAGCTTGCATTGACGCACATTTTGCCTGAAGATAGGATCTTTTTATCATGCCCTGGTTGCTAAACGAGGATGCAGCACTTAAATTTAAGCTGCAAGGTCTTCAGGTTATCGATGCAAATGCTCCAAATGGGAGGGGAGTTCCGGTAAGATACAGGTTGCCTCAAGTAGAGGTAGCCGATTTAACCATGCCCATTTTAGTTATAGATCATGACGGCTGGTATCCAGCACCGGAGAGGGAGCACAGAGGGTACATAAAAATCCCGTATGCGCCTGAAGGTTTTCCGTCATGGTGGAATGATACAGGACCGGCCACTACGATATTCAATCCTAATGACAGTCCTTATCATACATACTTCCCTTTGCCATTCAATTTAGACTATACGGTAACTTTGTATGCTCGTATTCAGCACGAACATACGATACCTTTAGTGGCACAGCTTCTAACGTATCACAAGCTTAATCCTAAGTTCGGTTATCTTGATGTACCTCAAGACGGAACTAAGAGAACACTTCAGCTTCTAGGTGGGCCAGCATATGTCGATGAATACGACAATAACGGCAAGAAAGTGTTCAAGACTATATTCAAGATAAGAGTATTTTCTGAACTAATACCTGAAGTTATACAGCATGTTCTGGCCAAGGAAATTAACCTTGACCTTAGCGTGTATCAGAATATAAAAGACCTTACAGGACTGGAGCTGCAAGAAGCACATGGTTTGCTTTCTGTAGGATCGCCTTCAGCCTGGAATGTCGCAACACCACTTCAATAACGGAGAAATTATGTCAACAATACCTCAGAGTCCTGGTGTATATATTACAGAGACATTAAATCCTCTGTCTAATAACAACATTCCTGGTGAGGCTATCGGGGTTATTGCTGCTGCATATAATCAAGGTCCGTCAGTTCCTACGAAGGTAACTTCATGGAATCAGTTCACTCAGAAGTATGGTACTTTCCAGCAGGCAGCTCCTAACACATCGCTGCACTATGCTGTGTACCAGTTCTTCAACAATGGCGGCTCTCAGTTAATTGTCCTGGCTGTACCTAATACAGACTCAGTGACAGCTACATTGACATTGAAAGATGTCAATGCACCAGCAGACAATATCATGACAATCACTTCTATATCTCCTGGTCTATGGGGTAACAATACTTATGTTGCTATCACATCAGCAGGAAATACCGGAAGATTCAACGTGCAAATATTCTTCAACGGCACAGCATCAAACAACCTTGTGGAGAATTTCGTTGACCTTTCTGTTAATCCAGCAGACCCGAGAAACATAGCATCGATTATCAATTCACCAACCTACGGGTCTAACTACATTAATGTTCAGGTAACTCTACCTAATTCAGTTTACGAGGCAGGAGTCAATGATCCTGCGCTTGTAGCAGCAACACCTCTAGCTGGCGGATCTAATGGTGTAACAGCACCTAATCTTTCAACAGCCATTCCTCTGGAACTAGATAAGCTTCAAGGCCAGATCCTTAATCTTAACGTGCCAGGAGTGTTTGACTCATCAACAATCAATGCTCTTGTATCTTGGGCTATCGGTCGCGGAGATGTTGAGCTTATAGTAGATGGTCCTCCACCAGCATTCCCAGAAACATCAGCACAGGTTGTGCAGAACTACCTTAACCTGATCACTGGCGGAACACCTATCAACAACTCAACATACGTATCAATCTATGCTCCGTGGATTCAGATCATAGATCCTGCTTCATCTATACCAGGTGCTTCAGTATGGGTACCTCCAGGTGGTGCAGTTCTAGGTGTGTGGGCAGCAACAGATAATAAGGTAGGAGTATGGCAGTCACCCGCTGGTGTTAAGTACGGTCAGCTAAAGCTAGTCAACATTGAAGCACTCTTTACTAATGCTGATCTAGACACACTGAACACGAACAACATCAATGCACTAAGATTTGTGCCTAATTACTATCCTGCTATCATGGGTGCTCGTACTCTGGCACAAGGATATCCAGACAGGTACATAGCAGTAAGGCGTATGCTGCAAAAGCTAGAGCACGACTTTACTTACCTACTGCAACCAGCTCTATTCGAGCCAAACGACGCGGCATTGTGGCTTCAGATAACAAATATCATATCTACTTATCTTACTCAGCTAATGCAGCAAGGTGCTCTTGGAGGAACTACACCT